TCGTTAAAAATGGATTTAAAATCATTCAATTAAATATTTCAGATGAATTACAAGAAAGTAGAATCAAACAAGTTTATCTCGATAATTACTTAGACCATCTTAAGAATAGGGATCATGCTTCGGAAAAGAATACTTTTCAATGGCTAAGCATTGGAGATGAAAAGCATCCTCATTTGAGTATAGATTCATCGGAAGATAGAGAAGTTATAAATAATTTAGTGAAATATTTTTTAAAATTATTATCTTCTACGTCCGGGAATTGCTCTTGCTATACTCGACCCGAAATTTCTTGAACTATCTACAAAATCCCTACTTTGAGGGCCATTTGGTCTCATTATCCTTGTTAATTCTTGGTTAGTTAAAGCTTGTCCTAATTCTAATCGTTCCATAGTACTAATTAATAAACTTTGAACATCTTCATGATAACTACTTAAATTATATGATTTACCTCTGAAAAATGATAAGTATTGTTCTTTTAGGATATTTCTCTCAGTTTCATTTAAATCTTCTCCTAGATTATTAATTATCCTCTCTAATATAAATCCATTTAAATCTCTTATAATATAAATGGATATTTTGGTGGTAGTAGTATTCCTTCTTCTGGTTTCACTCCAACTATCTATTACAAACATACAGGGTGGTAAAACTATTTCATTTTGACGAGTGGAACCTTGAAATTCGATTTGCCAAGGAGAACCTTTCATTTCTAATATCTCATTCCGAGAATTAATTGCCCCTTTAAATGTATAAATAACTTTATGGGGACTTCCTGACACCCATGATTCAGCGACCATTTTATTATAGGTAGTAGATATAGTACTATTCTGTGAAACATAAATCCTTCTTAGTATTTCATTTGGTTCAAGAATACTTGTTCTATTATCTCTTAAAGCTTGAAATTTGGGATTGCCTCTTAACTGATCAACTAACCAATGCCCTGTATCGGTTTCATATTTTTCAGCCCGATATAAAAATTTATCCCCACCAGGTTCGCTAACTATACCTTCAAATGATGCGTTTTCAGGTATATCTCTACGCATTTGCTCCTTTGCCAACGATAATCCTTTCCAAGGGTGACATAATAATCTATATAATATAACTCTCATAAATTTATAAGCCCCCCTATCACTATCGGGTTCATTACCTCTTAATATAGAATTTGTTAATCCACAAAATGTCTTTCCTTTATAAATTAAAACCCAAGACCACCATACAATTAATGTACATAAATCTAAATTATATGGATATTTAACTTTACTATCATTAAATGAAATATAATCATTATTGTTATACTCTGACTTCATCCGCCTTGATTTTTTTTTAAGACGGTTTGTCCTTTCCACTGCCCCCCTTGTAAATATATCATCAAAATTAAATGGTATTCTTAATTCAGGATTATTCGCAACAATCGTTACACCATCCTCAGAGACTCTCCCACCTATATCTCCAAATAAAAATTCATATACATTATCTATACCTTCTTCACATGTTCTCCCCCCTATATATTCTAATAAATTTAAATAAATAACCTTATAAAAACTCATATTTTCACTACAAGTCATAAAATCTTCTTTTAAAAGGAGATACTTAGCTCCATCATCCGATTCTAATAATTCATTTAGTCTTCTTTCCAAATCTTCAATGTTTTCAAAAAATACTAAACCACCCCTCTGTTTGATTTTTTTCTTTTTTCTAGTTTTTTTTGTATTTCTCTTCCACCCTTTTTGTTTTATCTTTCTTTTCTTTTTTGATTTCTTTCTCTTTTTTTTATTAGTACCCGCCCTCACACCTACAGGAACAGCACTAGGACCATGAGTAGTTGAAACCGGTAAATGTGTTTTTTGTGTGGGTGGTACTTCTTTTTTTTCACTATTTATCTCACTTAAATATGATTTTATCTCTTCTGATGTAAACCGGGGGACAAAAGTCTTCGCAGTTTTATCTATATAATTCATTAAATAATCATAATCATATGCAAAGCAACTGTTTTTTTGTGAAAATCCACATTCTTCAAATCTTTTAAAACTTATTTCGTCGAAATCTTCGTCCATATATTATTCGTTCATAAAATAATTAAATATTCATTTAATATTTAATTATGAATCCTCTTGTGCCAATCACTGAAATGAGTGTATCTAAAGATAGATGGTTAAACACAAAAGTTAAATATGAAGAAAATCTAACTCTTAAAGATATACTAGAAGATATGTCTACTAAAACATATGAATGGATCATTTACCAAGAAGATTTATCATTAGTTACAGATTATGATTCTTTTAAAAATGATTTTATATCTTTAATCTATAATTATGAGACAAAACATGAGTATGATATGAATCATATGAGTGAAACAGAAGAAGATTTATATGACTTAAAATATTTAGAAGAAATATCCGAATTATTTAATGAATATAAAGAAACTGATAATTATTATGGATTAGATTTATTTAAGAGTGATTTTAATGAATTGTTTGAATTTATCAAAATAAATACAATTATTCATGAGTTTGATAATGATATATTATCAGATGATGAATATAGCGAAGATTAATATATTATATAATTATTATAATGAAAGGATTTCATAGTTTAGAAAAAGGTTGTCCAGCTGGGATACCCTTTTCTAAATGTAGAGAACACGTGAAACATATGAAACATACAAAAAAACAAACTAAAAAGCGAAAACATACCAGGGGCAAAAAGAAGAAAAAAACAAAGAATAAAAAACAAAAAGTTCCACCTAGAGGAGTTGTGATTCGTAAAAATGATAAATTATATAGGAGCAATGGTAGAAGTTTGAAACAGATTTAAGTAAAATTATAACCTACGATAAACAAATAAATAAGGTGAATATTTCATTAATTTATCTTTATTGACTCTAGATACATGACTATCATTATATTCATACCATTTATCATCTAAAAAATTCTTACAAACAGCATAATAATGACCACCACCTAAACTACCACTATGAACAGCAAATCCAGATAAAGCATATTCATTACTTTTTTTACCTGAATAATTTATATTATAATCCTTTAAGCTTAAAGTTAAAGGATATTCTAAATATTTATCAATTTTTCTATTGTTATTATATCTTTTCACTAATATAAACATAACATCTGATGTTTTCCATAAGCGCGTTTGCTTAAAAGGTCTCACATGATTCTTACAAGAATCACATTGCCATGTATTTTCACTATCTAATCTATATTTTTTCATATATTGTGTTAAACAACAATCTAAAGATTCTGCTTCACTAGGTATTTCTAATGATAAGACTTGTATAGGATCATGATTTGTTGTATAATATTCACAATCGGTACAACTTGTAATTCCTAAAAGCTGCGAATAAAAATTCTCAACGATATATGAATAATCTTTTTCATAAAATCGTTTCCATGTTTGATTACTCTTAAGATTTATTTTATCTGCTTCGTCCTCAACTTTATCACTAAAAGTCATCTCTACACGTCTCCCGACTCCTTGATGTAATAAATCGAGGAACAATGTTAAAAACTCATCAATATCATTTTGATTAAAATTACTAAAATATAAATCTTTTTCTAAACATATTTTTTGAAATCTTCTTAATAAATTAATGGGATTTATCATTTGTTTATTTTCATTTGACCACATATTTCTTTGAAACTGAAACCATTCATAAAGCAGTGAATCTTTATCGGCTCTTTTACATTCATTAAAAAATTTTTCATTGTTTGGATGAAATACTATCAGATGACTTAGGCATTGTAAAGCAGAATTCATATAACATGTATTTCCTAAATTAGCTAAACCTTTATTCCCAGCATGGATCGGTTTTGCTTGACTAGGCATATTTACTTTTAAATATCTATGATTTTTTTAAATAAATAAATATACTTAAAATTATTTTATTTTAAATCATTATAAAATGAGTGATACGGTTGATAATGTTATGGATGCTGTTAACGAATCCGAGCCAGCTGATGTTGTTGTTAGTGAGGAGACTCCTGTAGAAGAAGTAGAAGAACCTGCCCCAGTGGAAGAACCAGAACCTGTTGCTGAAGAAGTTCCGGTAGAGGAAGAACCTGTTGTTGAAGAACCTGAGCCTGTAGCAAGCGCTAGTGAAACAGAAGCAGCAGAACCTGAGCCTGCTACTTCTGTGCCCGTCTCTACTCAGGAAGTTGTTCAGAACGTCCAGGAAATTTTATCATCTACTGAAACTAATGTATCAGGAAATGATTTAGAAAATCGTGTTAAAGTTTTAGAAGAAAGATTAGAGAAATTTTTTAATAGTAAATTATATAAAACAAAATACAGTTAATTATTTCAATTTATATTTATTTTTTTATTTATTTTATTCAAGATAAAATTACTTTAGTTAGAGTATGCTAAGCCACCCATACCAGACATGATACGGAGAACATTGTAGTTGACCGCATAGAAATTTATTGCACCACTGGGGGTTTCCATCTGAGCATTATCAATACGTGAGAAATTGCAAGTTCCAGATGGTTGGTGTTCTTCTGGTTTAAGAGCAAAAGAATAAACTGCGATTGAGTCCTCATTCGACCCGAAGCTGTCCGCACTTGGTTTTAGACCACCTGGCCCTGTGTGATGTTGCCATACTTGAACTTGAGTGAAATATGTGAGGGGGCGAGCACTAAAACGATCGTGGCCATTTAATTTAAGTTTGTAATTGTGAGTCGTTGCATTACCGGCTAAATTCGCTAATACTCCAGCAGTATTACCACCAGTCCAAATTAATTCTTTAACAGGGTGATTAAAATTAAGATCATGAGTAGTATCGGCACTCCCTGCGGATTGTTCCTGAACTTGTTCAATAAGATATTCATGAGAAACCTGGGCAAAACGTCTGCGTTCATCGGTATCAAGGTAAATGTAATCTGCCCATAGTTTTGCTGTAGTCGGAGATGCTGTTCCAGCAACACTGGAGAATGTAGTGATTACTTTAACTTCATGATACTGAAGCGCGATTAAAGGAAGAGCAAGACCCGGGTTGCGGCAGAACCAGAACTGAAGGGGGATAGTATATGTGTTGGCTGCCGCACCACCATCTACATTACAACCACCCATACCGGTCATCTGCTGGAAAAGTGTACCATCATTGTTACCAATAGTAGTAGTTAAACGGGCATGATTTGGTTCAGTTAGTTCGGCCCAAACTTCCATCCATTCACCCGAATGTTTATCAATTCTCTGTCCACCAATTTCAAGTTCAATGTTATCAAAAGCAAAGGCTCCAAAGTTTGCAGCATCAGTGGTTCCACTGGTAGTTGTGATATACCAATACATGCGACTAACTAAATCACCATTACGGGAAATAGTGGCAGTTACACGGGACCCTGAATTTACAGTGCCATTAATAGTCTGCTCAATAGCTTCCATGGAGAAGTTAGTGTGTCTGCGGTAGACAACCTTGAAGAAAGTAATCTGCGGGTTACCCGTAAGGTAAATATCCTGAGCGCCATAAGCAACAA